TTACGATGCTGTGGTTGCAGGGAAACTTACACACGATGGCAATCCGTTACTGACTAGGCATTTATCCAACGCCGTTGTCAAGACTGATCGAATCGGACCACGCATTGTTAAAGAACATCGAGGATCACCGCGCAAGATAGATGCGGCAGTTGCTAGTATCATTGGATTTGATAGGGCAACTGTTTCTCGTGATGAACCCGTTGTCCCACAATTCTTTAGTTTTTAGGGAGTGTTTGTTGTTAGCCACAATTTTACAATTAGTTGGTCTTGCGTGTATCTCTCTGGGGTTAGGTTTATTCAGTTTGCCTTTAGGAATTGTTGCAACAGGTATCAGTTGCATTCTCGTAGGTTTAGCATTTGAAAGAGGTAACGAATAATGCTTGGTCGTTTAAGTAACAACAAACAAGAGGAACGCGCAATCAGTTTCCAGTCAATCTGGGGTTCTGGTGATTCCTTTGCATTTACTACCGAAGCAGGAACGAACATTGATCAGATTACATCAATGCGCATCAATGCTTTCTACGCTTGCGTGCTTTTAATTTCTGACACAATTTCTACACTTCCAGTTGATTCTTTCCGCCGTATCGATGGCAACCGCGTACCTTATCGCCCACAACCAGCGTGGGTACAAAGACCAGATGTTGATTTACTTCGCACCGAGCATTATCAGCAGGTGTTAATTTCGCTTTTGCTTGACGGCAATGCGTTCGTGCGTATTTACAGAGATCAAACAGGACAGGTTGCAAATCTTGTCGTAATAGATCCAAACAGAATTCAGGTAACGCGTACACCAGTAACCCGTGAACTGATTTACATTATCGATGACAATAATCAATACCCAGTAGTGGCGCGGGATATGTTACACATTACCGAAATGCGCAAGGCTGGTGAATTGCGCGGCATAAGTCGCGTGACTGAATTAAAAGATAACTTGGGACTTGCTAGCGCATTACAATCTTTCGCATCTAGATTCTTTGGACAAGGTGCAACAACTTCTGGTGTTATCGAAACACCTATGGGACTGAACCGCGAACAGGCAAAAGAATTAGTTGATGGTTTTGATACACGTCACAAGGGATACAAGAAAGCACACAAGACAGGTATTCTCACCGGTGGCGCAAAGTTCGTTCGCACTGGTGTAAATCCTGATGAAGCACAAATGTTGGATTCGCAAAAGTTTGCGGTTGAACAGATCGCCAGAATTTTCCGTGTACCACCGCATATGATCGGCATTACATCTGCTGGTGCTATGTCTTACAATTCCGTGGAACAGCAGAACATTAATTTTGTGACACACACTTTGCGACCGTACATTGCAAAGATGGAAGATGCTTACAGCACTTTACTTCCTGAGGGTGCGTTTATTCGTTTTAATGTCGATGGATTACTACGCGGTGATTTTGCCACACGAATGAATGGATACAGCATTGGTTCACAAGCGGGATTTTTATCAGTCAATGACATCCGTAGGTTCGAGGATCTGCGACCTGTCGATGGTGGTGACGTTTATCGTGTACCTTTGGCTAACGTGGATTTGGGTGCTGCATCGCTCGTGGAAACTGACAAGCGTGTCACGATGGCATCGAAACTTATTTTGGCTGGCTTTAATCCTGCTGGTGTTTTGGCTGCTTTAGATTTGCCAATGATCGAACATACTGGCGTTCCATCGGTACAGTTGCAAGGTATCGCGCAGATTGATCCTGAAAATCCTGAATCTGTTTATGAGGTGCAGTAATGACATTAGCAACAGCGCAATTTGAATTAGATAACTTGACACCAACAAAGATAGTTAGCGCATCTGTAAATCCTCAGTTTGTGACTTTACACAACTTGACCAAAAGCAGCAACAACTACATTTACTATGGTGGCGCAAACGTAAGCACAACAAACTCTCCACACATCGACCCAGGTGAAACACTTAAGTTGCAACTGTTGCCACTAGAGGAACTGTATGCCGTAAGCGATCCTGCCGATTTATCAGTTGGCGTAATGACACAGAAGCAGAACTAATGCCGTACTTCATTACAGACACCGCAGAGGGTTGCTCAGGTTGGGCGACTATTAAAGATGATGGCGAAATTATTGGCTGTCATACAACTAAGCAAGATGCAATAGATCAGATGGTTGCTGTTTCTCTCGCTGAGGAAATTGAAGTTGGCGGGGAACGATCATTCGAGGAATACGATGAGCGTGCAATAAATCAAAGCGCACCTAGTTTTATGCGTGCTGCTGCTCGCCGTGGTCTAGCGTTCTATGCGGATGGAAAAGCAGGCGATGGTTTAACAGACAAGACAGTTCGTGAAGCAAGACTTATGGCTGACGGACAAGTTTCTGATGATAAGTGGATACGCATTGCAGCGTGGATTGCACGCCATATGCCTGACTTAGATGCCCCTGCCGCTAGTCCTAGCAACGAGAACTACCCAAGCGCAGGAGTAGTCGCACATTTCTTGTGGGGATCAGGAGCAACTAAAGAACAAGCACGGCGCACTATGGCTTATGCTGAACGCGTTGTAGAGCGAATCAGAGATGATCAGCAAGATCGTAACGCCGCACAGAATGAAAAGTGGAAGTCAGTAGCATTAAACTTGAACAAAGATGAAAGGCAAGAAATGACAACAACAGTAGAACGCCGTGTAAACACAGTCGAATTTGACGTGCGTAACGGGGAAGCATCAAGCGATGGTATGAGTTTCACTGGTTATGCCGCCGTGTTCGATTCGCCGTCAGAGCCACTTCCATTCACCGAAGTAATTAAGGGTGGTGCGTTCCAGCGTTCATTAAAGTCGCGCAACGAAATTAAACTATTTATGAATCACAACACAGATGTCGTTCTGGGTTCTAGTCGCGCTGGCACATTGCGTTTGTCAGAGGATGCACGCGGATTACTTGCAGAAGCAGATTTGCCAGATACAACTGCTGGTCGTGATCTATCGGTTCTAATGCAACGTGGCGATGTTAATTCAATGTCATTTGGTTTTAGCGTTCCCCCGCGTGGCGATAAGTGGTCAGAGGATGGCGCAACCCGCGAACTTCATCAGGTGCGTTTGCACGAAGTTTCTATTGTGACTGGATTCCCTGCTTACCAAGCAACAACTGCATCTGTTCGATCGCTAGACATTCTTGCCACCCGTACTGCTGTCGATGTAGATGCGTTAAGTGATGCGATTACACGACTGGAAGCAGGCGAAACTTTGGAAGCAGAACACGCTGATTTAATTTCTGAGGTGGTTTCTAAGTTACGAGCAGATCAGCCAACAAATCTTGAACTGCTAGAACTTAAGCGCAAGCAACTTGATCTTATGTCAAAGGTATTTTAATGGATGCGGAAAATGTCAAAAGGGTTTATCTCTCTGTGCTTGGTAATCCTCAGTCTGGTGTTTTTGTTGATTTCGCCGATGCTATATCTGAAGCCATAGTTGCGGAATTCGGCGACAAAAAGCCTGTTGAAAAAAAATCCTTTTCACCGGTGGATGAAACCCGATTGGAAAAAATTACAGAAACACGATAATCTGTTTACAGAAATAGGCTTGGTGCAGGGGAAGGCACTGAGCCTATTTTTATTTGTGCAATAATTGACTTGTGCAATTGAGTGGAGCCACCGTTGCGTTTACTGTTGTGGAGCCACGCAGATCTTGTAAGAACACAACAACAACTACTTAGGGAGAAACTATGTCTGATTACATTAATCAGCAAGTAGATGCTCGTGCTAAGGCGTGGGATGAAGCAAAAGCATTGCTAGATTCCGCAGCCGCAGAAAAGCGCGATTTGTCTGCTGAAGAAAACGAAAAGTATGACCGCATTATGGTTGATCTTGATCAGCGTGCGGCAACTATCGACACCATCAAAGCACAGACAGAGCGTGAAGTACGCGCTGCCGAAGCAATGGTTGGTTTCGAATCACAGGCACGTCCAGAAGTTTCTGTACCATCAATCAATGATGCAGAACTAATCCGTTCACTTGCTCGTGGCGAAATTCGCTCACACTCATTTGAGAAGCGCGATGTGACCAAGGGTTCAAGTGGCGCGCCAGTTCCGACATCATTCTACGATCAAGTGATTATGCTTGCCCGTCACGTTGGACCAATGCTAGAAACTTCCACCACACTTGCAACCGCAGGTGGCGAAAACTTGCAGATTCCAAGCCTAAGCGCATACAGCACAGGTACGGTTACATCTGAAGCAGGAGCAATCGGTGAAAGCGATCCAACATTTAATCAGTTCGTCACGCTTGGTGCATACAAGTATTCATTCCTAACTCAGATCAGCCGTGAAATGGTTGAGGATGCAGGCGTGGATATTCTTGGATTCCTAGCAACTCAGACTGGTAACGCACTTGGTTTTGCAGTCAACGGCGCACTAACAACTGGTACTGGTACAACCCAGCCAACTGGTATCGTTACTGCCGCAGGCTCAGGCATCACTGGCGGCACTGCCGTATCTGGTGCATTCACCGCTGATAACTTGATCGATCTTGTTTACAGTGTGAATACCGCAGGTAGAACTTTGCCAGGCACAGGATGGCAGATGAACGCTCAGGCGATCGCTGCTGTTCGCAAGTTAAAGGATAATGCTGGTCAGTACTTGTTCAGCCCATCCCTATCTGCCGATGCTCGTGATCTATTGCTTGGATATCCTATTTTCGAAAATCCAGCAATCGCGTCACCAGCAACAAGTGCAAAGTCAGTAATTTTTGGCCACTTGCCAAGTTACTACGTTCGCACCGTTGGCGGTTTGCGTCTTGATCGTTCAGATGATTTCGCATTCCAGAATGACCTGATTACATTCCGTGCAACTATGCGCGTGGATGGCAACCTGATTCAGACTTCACACGTGAAGTATTTCGCAGGCAATGCTTCCTAGTAATTAGGAACAAATGTGAACCCCGTTGGAGCGCAGGCCAACGGGGTTCACTTTTTATTTATGCAGATTGTTGCTCTGCTCGCTTGCGCGGTAGCGATACCGAAACCACGCGACCACCCTCAAGTGTCTTACATTGGTTTTCCCATAACCTAGTCGCCAGCCTGTCGTGAGTTTCTTTGCCAAGTTCCCGCTTAACCAAGAACAGCAGTGTCGCTGTAAATCTCGCACCGTGGGACTGATAAGTGACTGGATCAGTCTGACCGATGCGGACTGCTTCGCGCCAGTTATTAACTGAGTATGACTTTTCTAAATGATGTGCCAGTTCGTGCAGTATGACGTACTTACTGCGCGCCCATTGTGGTAACTGAATTACTAACCCGCCACGACCATCTGTTGTCGCTACTGCTCTGCGGTATCCGCGACCATCTTTGACTGTAATTACTAATGCGCCGTGATGAAGTTCCTTGCTGCTAAACATATCTAGAACTGCTTTGCTGTTTAGAACTTTGTTCACATACTTTTGGCATTCTGCAACTGTTACAAAATCACCAGCGTTTTTCAGACCTATTCCATTTTCTGATTTGTAAAGTCTGTTCTGTTGTTTGTCAGCCATTACTGTTCCAACCAATTCTTGATTTCAAGATTGCTAAATACGTTGCATTCTGCGCAATCTAGTTTTTTGCAATTAGTTGTATGAATTTGTTTCAGTAGCAGTAACACAGTTTCTGTGCTTAGTGCCTTGTAGTCGATCATTTTTTTTCCTTTGTCCTAGTGGGTTGCCCCACGCTGTTAGTAACAGCATAGCATCTTGTATAACAAATGTCTAGTTGATTTCGTAACTGTTTTCAGGCGTGGTTATTAGACTTTGCAGCATCTATTTATTAGGCTGTAAATAATCAAGGGAGCATCTGTGCAAAACAAATCATCATTAAGAATCGGTTGGAACAGTAACGCGCCGTGGGCTGCGACTGGTTACGGAACACAAACTGCGCAAGTAACGCAACGAATGAAAGAACAAGGACACGATGTTGCTATTTTTTCTAATTACGGATTAGAGGGAAGCAACACAGACTGGAACGGCATCCCCGTTTACCAGCGCGGTGCTGATCTTTATTCGAATGATGTTGTGCCTGCGCATATGCACGACTGGACAATGCAAGATCCAAAGCAACCGCACATTCTTTTTACACTTTATGATGTGTGGGTTTTCAAAGGTCCACGATGGGCAGACTGGAATGTTGCCAGTTGGGTTCCCATAGATCACATTCCAGCACCACCGCAAGTTGCTAAATGGTGCAGACAAGATTTTGTAACACCGATCGCAATGAGTCAGTACGGACAAGCGATGTTAGAAAATGTTGGCATCGAAGCGTTGTATATTCCACACGGAATTGAATCTGTGTTTAAACCAATGAAAAGACATAAAGGAATTACTGGCAGAGATTTCATTGACATACCTAACGACAAATTTGTAGTCGGAATGAATGCAGCGAATAAAGGCATCAGCCCAAATAGAAAAGCATTTGGCGAAAATATCTTGGCGTTCTCAATGTTCGCACAGAAACACGATGATGCAATCTTGTATTTACACACAGACTGGATGGGTGCGCTAGGCGGGATCAAACTAATTGATTTATTGGCGGCAGTCGGATTACAGAAACATCAGTACAAGTTCATTGATCCTTATTTGTATCGCACTGGAATTGACCAGCAAACACTTGCCACGATCTATACCGCTATGGATGTTCTGCTTGCTACTTCCTATGGTGAGGGTTTTGGAATTCCAACTATCGAAGCACAAGCCTGTGGAACACCAGTCATTGTTTCTGAGTTCGCAGCATCTACGGAATTAGTAGGTGACGGCTGGTTAATCGATGGGCAACCACTTTGGGATGCGCCAC